CGATTCCATGACTTGCCAAGGCCTTTGCATACGCCTCCAACTGGACGCCGCAGTTCATTTCGATGAGTTTGCTCGTGGTCTTATAATCTATAAGCGTAAGCTTTCCATCGATCCATGCGACCAGATCAGCCGTTCCGGCATACCGCATGATCTTGTGGTATAGCCTAACCTCAGACCCAACCACTTGCGGATCATTGATGTTCCACCATTCAAGAAACGCATCAAAGTAGCCTCTATACTCCGGGTCGATATCGTCGATCTGGAACTTCACCCAGTTCTCAGCGGCATTATGAACTGCAGTTCCTTTATCCGCAGCCTTTTGTAGCGTAAGCTCGCTAATTCCGCTATATTCCGCGTTGCTCAAAGGCTTCATGATAGTAGTCACGCTCGGAATCTCGGCCCCGTTGAGTTTGTAGACGTGCTTGCTATCATCAAACTCAAGTTCTTTAAAATCAGGTATGATAATGTCGTTCATGGGATTTCCTCCAACACTCTTTTCCATTCCTCGCTCTTTCTGAGAACGCTTTCGCTGTATGGACACGAAATCATTCCTTTGTCGAAGAATTTTTTCTTGGCGCCGGATTCGCCATTGTTATAGGCGGTGAGCACCATATTCCACTCGCCGTACTTCTCAAACAACTCTCCAAGCATCCAGATTCCGGCCTGAAGGTTCTGCTCTGGGTCTCTAAGATCAGTCACTCCAATTTTGGAAAACAGCCTGTCGCCGTTGACTTGATTTATTTGCATAAGACCGACGCAGGATCCGTTTTCAGCGTCAGACTGAAACCTGCTTTCTTGGTAGACAACAGCAAGCGCGATCTCATACGGAACGGCGCAATCCCCGCAGAATGTTTGCATCCGTTCCTGAAGATTTCGAGAAAGCGGAATTCTCTCACTGATAACACACGGCGCGAGTTCGCATTCTTCATCTGCAGGATCGGATACGGCAACAACTTTCTCGGTGTCGAGAAGCTTGTGCGAGCGAAAATTCCATGTCTCTGCAGCGGACGCATTAGAGGATACCATCAACGCGGAAATGATCGCTACGGCAATTCCTGTCTTGCAGATTCCTTTCATGCGGTAGTCCTCCCCGTTTCCGTTATAGGCGAGCAGAACACAGAAATGTCTATACGCCCGATTTTTTCAATCGCTCTGCTGAGTTCCTCTTCGGTAGTGATTTGATAATCATTCTTCAGGATTTCCCAAAGCGTTGCGGCCGTGTTTTTTTCATCCATCGTAATCACCAAGAGCCATAAGCCCAACGGTTTTAAGTTCAGATATAGTCTTGGCGAGGCTTTCAAGGTACTTGATAACCTCTGCCAAATCTGGTTTCTCGTCTTCGCCGATGACTCCATCTGCTGCTATATCAATGAGCTTCTCTTTCACATCACGCAGATCGTCAACCCGGAGATTCTTTAAGAGCTTGACCGTAATACGTTCGATTCCAAGAACCTCATCGGAGATTGGAAGCCGACAGCCGATAGGGCATTCGTTGATGCAGTAATAGTTGAGAAGGTACGGAGCTCTGTACAGATCGGCCATCAAAACAGCCTTGTCCACTGGCATACACTTGGACAAGCCAAGTTCCGCATCCGATACTGCGGAAACAGACATTCCGAGCCTTTCAGCCGCGCCTTCTCGACTTAGCAGCCGCTCGTCATACTTTGCGGCCTCTAATCTGGCTTTGCACCACGGGTTCTCGGCCGCTTTCGTCGCTCTGCGTCCCATTTATTCAATCCTCGATTCGTCGTATAATTATGGCAAGAAAGGCGGAAGCGCCTTTCCGCAGCAGCTGCTTTCGTTTCCGTTTGGTAACTCTCCGCCAAAAAAAATCTGGTTCACTTGATCCATGGACAGTCCAAGGATCTTTGCAACCGCGACCTTTTCACTATCGGAAAACCGGATATCTCCTGCTTCCTTTTTCTGGTAGCTACTCTCGGAAATTCCGAGCGCATCAGCCATCTGCTTCTGGCTGAATCCAAACGCGCTTCTTGCGCCTCGGATCCATCGAAGGTTTTTTGCAAAAGGTTCCATCTCATCACCTCCATGCTTTTCGGTTCGGTTTTTGTTCCGTACGGTAATTATAGTTTACCATTCGGAAAAAGTCAATAAGTTTTCGATGTTTTTAGTAATTTTAGTTGCCAAAAAAATAATTTTGTTATAAGATTGTACTGAAATACCACAATCAAGGACAAGGAGTGTACACATTATGGCTCTAACTCTTGACTTAACAACATTCAGAGAGCGCTTTCGCTGGCTTATAGACAGCCGTGGATTTACGATTGCGCGTCTGGCAGATGAACTCAACGTGAGCGTGCCTGCGCTTTCGAGATATCTAACGGGAACCAGAAACCCAGATCTTTCCTACGTTGTTCGCATTGCGGAGTATTTCGAGGTCTCCGTTGACTGGCTCCTTGGCTTGGATCACGACCTAACAACGTCTTTCCCCGAGGATGTTTCGGAGGTCGCCTCCCTGTACTCCATAGCAAGCGCGGATGATCGCCGCGTGGTCCATGCAGTTCTTGACAGGTACAAGAAGGTGATGCAGAGTGATGTTCACTGAGAGCCCCCCCTTCTGCCCGCCTAACGGAAGATTTGATTCTGTCAAGGAAAATTATCAACGTGAGCAAAAAGCCATCAAAACCCCCTCAGAGCCTTTCTCCGTTGACTTGTGTCGGCCAATGGATTTCATTGGCATCAAGTTCCTGCGGCAGGGTTGATATAGAGGCAATATTTGTCACGCCCTCCGGTCATGTCGTGATAATCCTGTCAAGCAACATTTCGGATGTGGATCAGTCTTCGCTCATTTCGGAGCTATCAACTTGGGACTGCAAAACTCTTGATCGGATAGCTGCAGACTTCGCTCTGAGCTCTTTAGGCCAGGCGTTCACTGTTTGCGATCTTCTCGCAAGGCACGGCAGAATAACTTTCAGCCAGAGTAGTAGCATTGAGGTCAGCATAACGGATTGTCTACAATCCGGTTCGTTCTCGTTGCTCTGCTTTTCCGATGGCAAAAACCAGTAAGCAAAAAGCAGGATGTCACACGGCATCCTGCTTTATAAATATATAGCTTACGGTATATGGTTACGGTTAAGGTTACGGTTACGGTATATGTCTGGATTTTGCTCGGAAAAACTCCGTGACCGTCCGCAGGACAGTCCTAGCATCTAATGTATAGGAGGCAAAAATGACAACGATATCAGAAAAGCTTAATTCGAAAAAAGTAGCAATATACATTCGCGTTTCAACGAGGTATCAGGTTGATAAAGACTCTCTTCAAGTCCAGCGCAGGGAGCTGATCGCATACTCCGAGATGATTCTCGGAACATCTGATTATGTAATCTTCGAAGATGCCGGCTACTCCGCAAAAAACACAGACCGCCCAGATTACCAGCGAATGATGGACCGTCTTCGCACTGGAGAGTTTTCTCACCTTCTTGTATGGAAGATAGATCGGATCAGCAGAAATCTTCTGGATTTCGCAGAGATGTACTCGGAACTGAAAAATCTCGGAATCGCTTTCGTCAGCAAAAATGAGCAGTTTGACACAAGTAACGCCGTTGGCGAAGCAATGCTGAAGATCATCTTGGTATTTGCGGAACTGGAGCGTCAGATGACCTCAGAGCGTGTTACAGCGGTCATGCTTTCAAGGGCCAATAACGGCCAATGGAACGGAGGTCGTGTGCCGTACGGTTACGATTACGACAAAAGCAGTAAACAATTTTCGATTAACGCAGCAGAAGCGGACACAGTAAAGAAAATCTATCTCTTATACGACAAGTACAGGTCTTTGATTTACGTTAGCAGACATCTTAACGACATAGGGCTAAAAACGCGAGGCGGAAACGATTGGAACGTCCCGGGAGTATACAGAATTCTAACGAACCCGTTCTATGTAGGGTCCTATCGATACAACGTCCATTACGACGGACGCGGTAATAAAAAGAACAGCGAAGGCGAATGGATAACAATCGAGAATCATCATCAGCCAATCGTATCGAAAACAGACTTTGACAGAATTTCAAAAGCCCTATCGGACAATCGTATAGGCGGAGTTCCTCGAAACAAAACATACCTCCGAAAGAACGTTCATGCATTTGCCGGGATTGCGAGGTGCGGAATCTGCGGAAACACAATGACAGCAAGTTTGGACAAGCCCCGTGTTGATGGATGGAGACCATCAATCTATATCTGCCACAAAAGGCGCGACAATTCGGCGGTCTGTTCGAACAAGATTGTTTTGGATACAGCATTTGGAGGTTTCGTTGTCAACTTCATAGCAAACATAATCAGGGCAAAAGACTCCATCACGGACAAAACTCCATTGTCACGCTTGGAGAGCGTCCTATTGAAAAACCTCCATTCCTCCGGGGTGACGGGAATAGAGCAGCCCGGGCTTGAGGCTCTGAGGAATACAATCATGTCAGGTCAGACTGGCATTGAGTACAATCCCCCGATAGCAGAAAGCGGTCTGCCAAACGCTTCGAGAGAAAAAGAGATACTTGAGAGCAAGCATCGAAGCAAGGAATCCGCTTTGGCAAGGTTGAAATCGCTATATCTATACGGAGACAGCGGAATGTCCGAGGCGGAGTACGTTTCAGAACGGAATAAAATCATTTCGGAACTTCAGAATATAGAGAAAAGGCTCACCGAAATTCAGGCCGATGATAAAGAGACCCTGATATCCAGCGATGACTTCATAGGCAGAGCAAGCTATTTCGTAATGGTCGAGAGCCTTCTAGGCGACGCAGAGATCGACTACAAAAAAATGGCTCAATCTGTGGATAAGTCGATTCAGAAGTCTTTTTTCACTTCAATTATAACCGGAATAGACCTTGTGTACGGAAAAGTCACTGCAATAGAGTTCAAAAACGGAATCACCGTTCGTTTTAAGTACAAATAACAAAAGCGCTCAGGTCTGAAGTCCAGATCTGGGCGCTTTTTGCCATCTCACGCATGAATAATCATGCGCAATAGACTATTAAGTATTCATTTCTTCTATAGATCAAAGCATTTCCTTTTTATGGAATATCATACGCATCGGGTGCATAAAATCTGCAATGACGCAAAAACGGATTTTTTTCGGCTAACGCTTCAAAAAATTGAGGCGCAAATCGGGTCGAACATCACCTGTTCTGGAGCCATTTTTTCGGTTGTGGCACAATCCTATCACCTTTATCCAATATACATCGCATCGCCAAAGGAGAAGAAGCGGTACTTCTCTGCCACGGCTACTTCATAGGCGTGCATGGTCTTTTCGTAGCCGTACAGAGCGGACACCAGCATGATCAGGGTGCTTTCCGGCAGGTGGAAGTTGGTGATCAGGCCGTCGATGCAGTTGAACTTCACGCCTGGATACAGGAAGATAGAAGTGTTGCCGCTGCAGGCGCGGATCTCGCCGTACTTTGCGGCAACGGCTTCCAGCGTGCGGCAGCTGGTAGTGCCCACTGCGATCACACGGTGACCGGCAGCCTTGGTATCGCGGATCATCTGCGCGGTCTTTTCATCGATGCAGTACCATTCGCTGTGCATTTTGTGATCCGCGATCTCGTCCTCCTGTACAGGGCGGAAGGTACCCAGACCCACATGCAGGGTCACTTCGGCAATGTTCACGCCCTTGGCGCGGATGGTATCCATCAGCTCCGGCGTGAAATGAAGACCGGCCGTAGGGGCTGCAGCACTGCCAAGCTCCTTGGCATAGACGGTCTGGTACTGGCTCTGATCCTCCAACTGCTTGGTGATATAGGGCGGCAAAGGCATTTTGCCAAATTCGTCCAGCTTTTCATAAAGGGTCTCGGTATCGTAATAGAATGTAACGTACTTGTTGCCGTCCTCCATGGTCTCGTCTACCACGGCGGTCAGGCTGCCGTCACCAAAGCTCACCTTCGTGCCGGGCTGCATCCGCTTGCCGGGCTTTGCAAGGCATTCCCACTGGTCACCTTTGACCTGACGCAGCAAAAGCAGCTCACACACAGCACCGGTGGGCTGCTTGACGCCCACGATGCGGGCAGGCAGGACCTTGGAATTGTTTACCACCAGCAGGTCGCCCGGCTCTAAAAATTCCGGCAGATCGTGGAAGATCTTGTGCTGGATGCTGTCGTCTTTCTGGCTCAGCACCATCAGCCGTGCAGAGTCTCTGGGGTCAGCCGGCTCCTGTGCAATGAGCTCTTTGGGTAAATCATACCAAAAATCTTTTTTTAACATAGCGTTCAATTTGCCTTTCCGATGATTGACACGGACACCGTATCAATGATATCATAAAATCTGTATAAACAGTATCTATTATATTGCATCGCTGTCCGGTTTGCAAGCCGTG